GAAATGAAAAGAGGTGGTAAAGCCTAATGGCAACTTCAAACTCAAGAGATTTTGATTTAGATGTAGGAGAACTTATCGAAGAAGCCTATGAGAGATGTGGCTTAGAGATGAGAACTGGCTATGATGCCAAAACAGCTAGACGCTCTTTAAATCTTATGTTTGCTGATTGGGCAAACAGAGGTCTTAATTTATGGACTGTAACACAAGAAACAAAGGCAGTAACATCTGGCACAGCTACATATACATTAGACAGTGAGTTTGTAGATCTATTAGAAGTTGTTTTAAGAAACAGTAGTAGCGTTGATTTTACTCTAACGCAAATGAGTCGTGGTGAGTATTTAAGAATACCTAACAAAGGTAATACTGGACAACCAAGTCAGTATTTCTTTGATAGACAAACAACTCCCACGATTACATTGTGGTCAACACCAGATACATCTTATACTCTTGTGTATTACTATGTAAGAAGAATACAAGATGCAGATGCCTTAGTTAACACAACCGATGCACCTTTTAGGTTTTTACCATGTATGGCGGCTGGACTTGCTTATTATATATCAATGAAAAAAGCACCAGATAGAATACAAATACTAAAAGCTGTGTATGAAGAAGAGTTTCAAAGAGCCGCGGCAGAGGATGCAAATAGCACACCACTTAAATTAACACCGAATATATCATATTTGAGGTACTAATGGCTAGGTATGCAAGTGGTAAAAAAGCATACGGATATTCAGATCGGTCTGGATTTCGCTATCGTTTGCGTGAAATGAGAAAAGAATGGAATGGTTTGAAGGTCGGTCCAGATGAATATGAGCCAAAACACCCACAGTTAGAACCAAACTATCCAGGTCCAGATCCAACAGCATTATATGAACCAAGACCAGATAGTAGAACTGAAGTAACGGTAGAAAACATTCTTGGATTAAATCCTTTTTTATCTGGTAGTTCTGGCAGTGCTGTTATAACAGTTATAGAACCATCACATGGTAGATCAACGAGTGACACAGTTCGTTTTAGAGATGCCATAGGTTTTGATGGATTCACTGCTACTGTTTTAAATAGTTCATCTGGTTATTCTATCACAAAAGTCACTGACGATACTTATACATTTACTGCGAGTAGTGGAACTGCTACAATAGGAAATACAAAGGGTGGTGGAGGTTCTGCTACTGCTGGGCCTGTAACATTGGGGACATAAATGAGTTTTACAAAAGCAACATTAACTACAGCAATACAAGACTACACAGATAACAGTGAGACCACATTTGTAAATAACATTCCTAATTTTGTAAAAGCAGCAGAAGAAAAAATATTAAAAAGTGTAGACTTTGATTATTTTAGAAAAAATGTAACGAGCACACTAACCTCTTCAGATCAATTTTTAACAGTGCCTTCAGATTATTTGGCATCATTTTCATTACAGATTACAACGTCTGGATCAGAAAGTTTTCTTCTGCAAAAGGATGTAAACTTTTTAAGAGAATATACACCCGCTGCTTCAACAACTGGATTACCTAAATATTACGCCAGATTTGATGAAAACAATTTTATATTAGCACCCACACCAAATAGTGCATATACAATCGAATTGCACTATTTCTATAGACCTACGAGTTTGACCGCAGGTGCAGATGGTGGTACAACTTGGTTAAGCACAAATGCACCTTTTGCATTACTCTATGGTTCTCTTGTAGAGGCATATAGTTTTATGAAAGGAGAGCCAGATGTGTTGCAAAATTATAATGGACTGTATGCACAATATTTAGAAAGACTAAAAGATTTAGGTGAAGCAAGAGAAAACACAGATGGATATAGAGTTGGTCTACCATCGAGACCGAGAACATAGGAGTAGAAAATGGCAACAGCAAATGCAGCAACCACCTTTTTAGAAAATAGACTTTTAAGTTTTATTTTTAAAAACAATGCCGCATCGTTTAGTTCACCAGGTGATAGCATTTATGTTGGACTAGCAACGGCAGTATCTAATTTTAATGACTCAACTGGAGAGTCTGGTGACCCAACAATAACAGAAGCTACGTTTACAAATTATGCAAGAGTGCAGGTTACTGCTTCTAACTGGACATTAACTGCTGAATCAGCAGATACACAGACAATAAAAAATGCCGCTAACATAGAATTTGCAGCCTCTGGTGGGACTAACAATACAATCACTCATGTCTTTGTAGCAACTCACGCAACCGCTAGTTTAGATGTTGTGGGGTCTGGTGGTAATGTTTTATTTATTGGAGCATTAGACGCAAGTAAGGCAATAGCAAGTGGTGATATATTTAGAATAAATGCAAACAACTTAACGATAGAGCTTAAATAATGGCATTAGTATTAAACGATAGAGTAAAAGAAACTACCACTACAACTGGCACTGGTACACTTACTTTAGCTGGTGCAGTAACTGGTTTTGAAACTTTTGGCACTGGAGTTGGTAATTCTAACACAACATACTATGCAGTAACATTACCAGGCACGGCAGAGTTTGAAGTCGGTTTAGGCACATTAAGTAGTGACTCTAGCACTATAGCTAGAACCACAGTTATTAGCAGTTCTAATAGTGATAATGCAGTAAACTTTAGTGCGGGAACTAAAACTATATTTTGTACATTGCCTGCGTCTAAGGCTGTGTTTTTGGATGGAAGTGGTAATGCAACATTAGGTGCAGATTTATCTGTAGGAGATGACCTTACAGTAGAGGGTGGCGTTATTGAGCTTAAAAACACTGGTGCACAATCAGAATTAAGAATGTATTGTGAGGCTTCTAATGCTCATTATGCTGCACTAAAAGCACCTGCCCACTCTGACTTTGCAGGTAATACAACATTAACCTTGCCTGCCACCACAGATGTTATTGTGGGTAGAGCCACTACAGATACACTAACAAACAAAACATTAACATCTCCAAAGATAAACGAAGATGTAGCTGTAACATCTACTGCAACAGAAATAAACAAACTAGATGGTGTAACTGCAACAACTACAGAACTTAACTATGTTGATGTAACAACACTTGGAACAGTACAAGCAAGTAAAGCAGTAACAGCTAATTCTGACGGTAATGTTTTGTTTCCTGATTTAGATTTGTTAAAATTTGGCACTGATAGTGATGGTTACATAACTCATACTGGTAGTGCTTTTCAAATGATAAACTCTACTGGCGATACTCAAATAACAAATGATGCAAATGACAGAGATATTCAAATTAGAACTGATGATGGTAGTGGTGGTACAGCTATTTATATTAATTGTGATGGGTCAACTGGAGAAGTTCAATTAAATCATTATGGAACAGAAAAAATTAAAACCACATCTGATGGTGCAACAATTACTGGTAATGCAACAATTACATCTACAGCAGATAGTGGTCCAGTTTTAAATTTAATATCAGATGACCCTAGTGATGTTGCTGATTTTGGCACAGAGGGAAGTATAGTCTATAAGGCTGAAAATGATGCAAGTCAAGTTGTAGAGTATGCAAATATAAAATTATTAACAGATGATGTTAGTGATGGAACTGAAGATGGAAGAATACGATGTATGGTTTCAAAAGCTGGAACTATAACAGATGTGTTTGACATTACAAGTAGTGCTGTTCAAATAAGACAGGGTCAACCTTTAACTTGGCAGAATGCTGGTGGCTCTGATGTTAATTTATCACTTGCAATTACAACCCCATCATCATCAAAAACAATCACATTACCAGATGCCACTGGAACAGTATTAACAACAGGTAACTCAGATACACCAACAACCACAACATCAAGTAGTGATGCAGACTTTGTTTTAGTAGATGATGGTGGTACAATGAAAAAGATTACACCAGCTAATTTAGGAATAACCTCTGGTAGTGCATCAAAAGGTTTTGCCGTAGCAATGGCTATAGCGTTATAGGAGTAAAGAATGGCACAAGACTTTGAACGAAATGTAGCAAACGCAGTTGGCACTAGTGCAGTTACACTCAGGACAGCAAACTCAGATGATGCTTTAGTTGGCATAACAGTAGCCAATGTTTTAACCTCACAAATAACAGTTGAAGTGTATATAACTAGTGGTGGTAATGATATACATATTGTAAAAGACGCTCCAATACCTGCTGGATCAAGTCTACAAGTTCTTGATGGCGGTGCTAAGATTGTCATGGAAAGCGGAGATGCTTTAAAGGTTAAGAGTAATACAGCAAGCTCTGCTGATGTATGGGTGTCAGTTGTAGACACAATTAGTGAATAGGAATAAATTATGCCTTTTATTGGTAACAAAATATCACCAGCTTTTGAGAGCTTACCAACAAGACAAGAGTTTAGTGGCGATGGCAGCACAACAACTTTCACATTAAATCAAACTGTAAGTTCAGAACAAGATATTGTTGTATCTGTAGATGGTGTGGTTCAAGAACCAACTGGAGCATATACAGTGCCAGATGGAACAACTTTAACATTTACAGCCGCACCAAGTAATAACTCTGGTAATAATATTTTTGTTATGTTCTTTGGCAGAACCTTTGGAACAATTACACCAGCAGATGAAAACAAAGGTAATTTTAAATCTGGTGGTATTTTCAGAACCAATGCACAAAGTTTAACATCTAATACAACAATACTTGCCACAGAGAACGCACAAGTGACAGGTCCACTAACAGTTGCATCAGGTGTAACTCTCACAGTTGAAAGTGGTGGAAGGTTGGTAACATCGTGAGTGAAATATTTGTAGATACGATAAGAAAGACTGGTGGTTCACTAGGAACAGACATAAGGATTAAAAATACATCTGTGTATGAATCTGATGGTGGCACAAGTGTTACACAAAATACTGTTCAGAGTTTATGTAAACATTGGGGTAACCTAGATGGTACTGGAACTATAGCCATAAGAGATAGTTTCAATACATCATCAGCAACAGATATTGCAACTGGCACATATAGATTTGATTATACAAACGATTTTGCAAATCTAAATTATAGTCTTCAAGAGTCTGTTAATGAGACAACTGGTGGTGAAGGTAATTTAAATAGATATTCTGCTATTGACCAAGTAGAAACGGGTTTTTGTAGATTTGGTGCAACATTTAATTCAAGTTATTTAGATGTGGATGAACTTTATACAGCAGCATTTGGAGACCTAGCATGAGTACCTTAAAGACAAACACCTTAACAGGTACAACTTCAGCAGGTAGCATTGTTGTTACAGGAGAGGGTGGTTCTACCACAACGAACTTACAACAAGGGTTGGCTAAAGTTTGGGCATCTGTAACTGTTTCTGCTGTGTCTGATTCTCTTAATGTAAGTGGTTTAACAGACAATGGAGCAGGAGATTTTACATTTGCATATACAAATAATATGGCAAATCAAACTTACTCAACACAACATCAACCACAAGAAACAGGTGCGAGATATTTAATTGCTTATATAGCAGGCACATCATATATCACAACATCTTCTTTAAATATATTTTATGGTTATTCTAGTAACACAACTGGTGGACTAACAAAATCAGACCATGATTTAGCAAATTTTGAGCATCACGGAGACCTAGCATAATGGCAAACGGAACAATAGCATTTGATACATTAACAACATCTGATTCCAAAAATACTGGCACAGAGAAATCTATTGATACGAGTTACATTTTTAATGGAAGTTCTAAACTTTGGGCAAATGTAGATATGTACACAAGCACAGTTATAAACGATAGCTTTAATGCTTCTTCCGTTACTGATGTTGCGACAGGTGCACATAGCATTACCGCAACAAATAGTTTTTCTAATGCTTTTTATTCTTTAGTTGGAATATCTGGTCAAACTGGAGATGGCTCAAGTGATTATAGATCAAATATGACAGTTGATGATTTAAATACAACA